TAAAAGTTCATGTATATCGGATGGGGTTTCACACTTATTAATATATAAACTATAAAGGTCTAAACTTGCACTTTTCATATCCTTATTATTTTGCCCATTTTCCATTAGAAACAATTTGTGCTATAATGCCATACACCGACAAATCTTGTAAAGTATCTTCAATAGACTCATTTACATTATCCTCTTTGCTTAAAACTACCAGTTGTTTTAATCTTTGAATTTTATCATGAACCCTGAACCAGATTCCAGTTAAAGATAATTTCTTATCTTCATCGGTTTGTAATGAAGTTCCAACCGCAATATTACCCGGACCATAATTTGATTGTTTCATACAAAACAATTCATATTGTCTAAACATAATATCCTTAAACTCTTTAGTCATTTCAGGGTATTCCCTCTCTATTTCTTCTACTAAACTTGGATTTTTATAATTCATTTTTACAAGATTTTATTTCCTTTTTTTAAATTTTCCTCAGCCCATAAAGGTTGTAAATTAGAATAATGACATAAATTGTAAAGTTCTTCTTCTGTATTTGCAGATGATAGTGGAATAATGTGGTCTACATGCCATTTCCCCTTGTTTTCCCAGATCATACCATCTTTAAATTGCTTCTCAATATATTCCTTTAAAAATTTTGGACTACATCCTATCACATCAAAAGTTTTCTTGTTCTTAGGAATGTTATTTGTTTTCAAAAAATCATACAACCTCTTTCTCATAATTTTTTTGAGATAAAAGACTGGATCTATTTTCATTCTATATGTAATAACTTCTTTTCTTTTTTCACGCAATAATTCTTTATTCTTATGTTCGTATCTTCTTTTGTTTTCTCTAACTTTATCAGCATTTTCTTTGTTATAAGTCTTCATATAATCTTTACGGTTTTCATATGATAACTTACTTCTAACCCTATCTTTTTCTTTTACTAAATAATAGTTTTTATTTCTATAATCTTTTGATTTTGTGATAATCTTTTCCCTATTACAGGTGTAATAATCACACTTTAATTTTTTTATCTTTTCGTGATTTATTGTTCTATATTCCTTTGAATATATACTACAACATTCTTTACAGTCGCTTCTGTGCCCGTCCTTAGCGGAAGATTTTTTATGAAACTCCGCTAATTCTTTTTCTAACCCACATTTAATACATACTTTTTTATTCATTTTTAATGTGATCTATCAATAGTTTATTAACTAATGAAGACAAATTTATGCGCCTATCTCTGAAATACTCAGGTATCCACGGATCCACCGAGACGCCTATTTTAATTTTCTTTTCTTCATCAGGAACAATTCGTCTTCCCATACTATTAAATATATCAAAATTATTAAAAGTGGAAATTATTCTATTCAAATTGACATAAAATCTTCTTTTTCTTCCTTTAAGACAAAGTCACTATCAGTTCCGATTATTTTTTTCCAATATTCAGCATATTCTTTTTTATATTTTTCGATGGAAGACTTTTCCTCCGCAGCATCTTTACCAGAAAGAAACCCATGTGGCGTCACAATAATTTTTCCATCCTCAAATCCTAAACCATTTATATGGTTTTTAAGAACTGACACTTTAGTTCTGGAAGCAAACTTAACCGTTCTTTTATCTTTTGTTGCTGTAATTTTAGTAGTCCCAGCCCCTTTTTGATTTCCAAATAAAAATACTAATGATGAATTTAACCATATCGCTTCTCCGCCCTTGGCTTTAATTTTTGGCTGACCGTAGATTGTATCTGGCAACTCGACCCAGGGTTGGTTAATTATTATTAAAGTATTTTCATGTTTGGAGTCAGATTTTCTTGAACCAGAAACCCTTTGATTTATTCCCATTCCGATTTTGTCTGCCAAAGCGGCAGCGTTGTGCTGCTTTCCACCCTTTCCTTCAAATGTCATTTTACACGGGACAGAACCCACCGAGTCCCAAATAAAACACAAATCATATTCAATATCTCCTTTCTCTTGGGCATCCAATAATTCATTTATAAAGTCTGTAATTTGCTCAATATAACTGAAATTGTTATTAAATATGAAAAACCCATCCCACTCTAACTCACCTGTTTCTTTATCAACTACCTCTTCACACTCAAAGCCCATTAATTTGGCGTGTTCGAAACTCCACTTTTGTTCTGTAATAATAAACACGGGAAGAACACCCATTTTTTGAGCCGAAACCGCTGTTTTAATGGCCGCTGTTGTCTTACCAGTATCAGAGTGACCTAAGAACATATTAAGGTGTCCTATTGCCGGCCCAGGAAGTCCTACGGCATCCAAAAATTCTTCACCAAGATCAAAAAATCTTTGTGGTTTATATTTTGCCGATGTAGAAAATTTTTTCTTAATTGACCCGAAGTCATTTTTTTTAATTGCCATAATATTTTTTTTGAAAAAAGGGAGGTTTAACACCTCCCTTTGAATTTATTCTATTGTCAGTTCAGACAAAGCTGGATCCAAAATATCTTGATAAAAATCAAAATCTTCATCATTTTCATCATAATCGGTATCCAATTCAGTTTCAGCATTTCTAAAACCGTCTTTATCGCACTTTAAAATACCTGCGAATCCAGCTCCTTCTTCCCAATATTGACCTTCAGCAACTACATTAAAATCTCCTGACTTTTCCTGAAGTAACTTGGTAGCTGTTTCTACCATATTAGTTGGTGGATGCCATGCACTTTCGTATCTTAATATTAATTTGTTATCAATCAGATCGCAACCATAAATAAAAGCATATCTAGATCCAAGGGTTCTTTCATTTATATTACCAGGGCTAGCAAACATATTAAATAATTTTATGGTATGTTCCTCATAATTTTGAGATTCGTCCATTATTTTCCGAACCTCATCGTGTAACCATTTTAATGCTTCGGGTGTTGCGCTAAATGTTGTCTCATTAGAACAAAGATTTGCCATTATATTTTTTTTTAAGTTTGATAAAATTAAAAAGGAAGATCTTCACTTGGTTCCATCTCCGCTTGTGGGTCAGTATAGTTTGTTGAACCACCAAACATTTCTTCTCCGGTTGAAGAATCACCATATACATAACCACCTTTCTCGCTATCCCATCTTGGAGTTTCACCACGAGCAATAGCTTCCAAATACTCTACTGGTTTTTTTGAATAAACGTCAGTCCAAGTAAGTTCGTCGTTAATCCAAGATTTGGATTGTTCGGCATCCGTGTGGAGTGGTGCTGGGTCGTCATACATGATAGCAGAAACGTTTGTATATTCTTTACCCTTTGGTGTTTTTGATTTGGATAGTTCAATAATCAGATCCCTACCTTTATCTGGATCGGTAATATCACCTTTGTTTCTCCAAATAGGAATAATTTTATCCAAAATACCTTCATTCTTGTAGTTGTGTTTAAATCTCCAAAACTTAACACCATCTTCCGGGGCATCTCTATCAATTACTTTAACAATATAAAACTTTCTTGACTTATATTGTTTAGCCAGTTCTTTATCACTTTCTTTACCTGTTGCCATGAGTTCTTCATAAACCTCATTCAACGGAGACCGTTCATTATCATTTTTTCCTGGGTCATAAAACTTCTGCCACTGGCCACCAACTTGGATTTCATGATACCATGCTTCTTTGAATGGAGAAGATCCGTCCTTTGTTGGTAAAATCCTAACTCTTCGCTGTCCGGATTTTTCCTTATCACCCAAAATCAGGGCAAAATACTTTTTCATTCTTTCGTCTTGCGACATTTTTGATTGGGAACCCCCCATTTGATTTTTTTCATACTGTGCCAATACGGCGTCTAATGTGCTCATAAATTGAAATTTTTTAAGTAATTATAATAACTAAATATAGTATTCAAATATTGGATTGTCAAACGACTTGTGTTTCTATTTGAGACCGCAAATATATAAAAAAATTAAAGGCCGCATAACGACCTTCAATTTTATTTTTTAATACTCACTATTAAATTTTCCCGGTGAGAAGGATTTTTTGATGTCGTTAATATTAACATCTTCCACCTCGTCTGTTGTTAAAACATAATCATTTTTTCCGGTTTTCTCCATCTCAAGTTTTTTGTCATCAAAAAAGTCTGACAGTTTTTGATTGAATGGATATGAATCATAAGTTCTCAACTCCAATTTTTCTTCTGGAGTTTTTTCTCTGTATTTTTCAATCTTCATTTCTAATGAGTTCAACTTATTTACAATACCATCCATTTCTTTCAATTTGGACTCCAAATTCTGTATTTGTGAAAACAAGTTGTTAAAATATTCGTCTTGCTTTGACTCAATATTTTTTTGAGAATCAACCAAGTCAGTAATATCCAACTCTTCGGTTCCACCACCTTTTTCTTCAGTTTCTCCTTCATCATCAATTTTTGTAACCTCATCATCGGTTTCAACATCTATTGGTTCTGGTTCAGCCGGTGGAACTGGAGCTGCCGGAGCTGGCGCATCAGCAATTCCTCCTGGAGGTGGCGCTAGTGCTCCCAAGTCTTCACCACCAGGAGGAGGTGGTGGAATAGCAGCGGCATCCTGCTCCATGATATATTTATTGATACTCCTGTATCTTTCTATTTCACTAATTATTTTTCTATCAATACTCATTTTTAATCATTTAATAATTGCTTTATTCCTTTGAAGGTTTCAACTTTAACTTTTCTATTGGCATAAACTTGGTGTCCTGCTCTTTCAATTAAACCATCCCTTTCTCTAACAACATAGCAATCGCCGGTATCTAAATCACAAACCTGTTTGGTTCCATCGCCATTATCTTGTTCGGAATATCTCACTGATTTTCCCAAATAATTATCTAATGCCGTTTTAACATTCATAACTTTCTTTTTATATAAATATATCAATTATGTCAAATATGCTTAAAATCGTTTTGACTTGTTGCTGTTCCAAATTTTGTCTTAACTTGTATCTTACCTGATTGAACTGCTGGATTTGGAAAATCCGGAACACTAAACCTCAAAGTCTCATCATTAAAAATTTCGGTTAGTTCCATATTCACTTTAACATTTCCAATTGTTATTTCGGTTGTTGATAATAGATTAACCCCATTCACTTGAACTATCTGATTTGTCGCCCCAGTTGTAGGAGAAAATGAGTCAATCCTTGGCGGAGGACAAACTTGTCCTGGTATTGGGCTTGGTGTTGGTGTTACGGATGGTGGTTGTGAATTTTCATTTATAGCATAACCAAATGTTTTGG